TCCAGTGATGTCTGTAAAATTAGTGGCGGCAGTAGAAAAAGTATCGCTTTTTACTGTCTGAACAACTTGCAATACCTTCCCCGCTGACAGCCCTGTTACGGTTGCACCTGTTACATCTAGAGTGCCATTTACATCTAGCGTTGCCCCTGACGGTACGGTGAATGTGTCACCGCTATCTCCAAGTTGTAAGGAGGTAACACGAGGGGAAAGTTTTTCCGTTTTTACTTCACTCATTTCGGGTATGCCTCCTTAACGGCTTCAATGGCATCAAGCCAAGTGCGAGAGCCTTCTGTTTGATCGTGAAACATCATGTCCATTTGTTCTTGCCACGATGGGTATGCTTCTTTCCTTGCTCTTGCATATGCTTGAGAGTCGTATTCGGCTTGCAGTCGTGCGACCTCTGCCTCGTAGTCTGATTGAACAATCGGAACTTTGTTACCGTCTTTGTCCATTGCTCCCGCAGTGTCATCAACAGTAACGACATTAGGATATAGGTTAAAAATCGCTTGATGGTTCATGCCCCTATCTCCATTAAAATAACTTGTGATGCTTCTGTTGAATCATCAAAAGCAGTCGTTAAGTGCCTACCACTTCTGTTTAAATAACACGTCGCAGTTCCATTCCCGCCAATTTTTACGCTATAAGTAACAGATGACGTTGTTGCGGGAGAATCAACACACACAATATTTACAGCAGATTGGTTCCAGTCGGCACTGGTTTCCCAACTTTTTGTAGACTGGGGTCTACTACCATCTGCATCACCAATTTGAATGACGGTTGCATCTCTATATAAAAAACAATGCCCATTGTTGCTTCCAGAACTACCAAAAGACATAGAAAACATTACTAAAATTTTATTGCTAGAAGATGCGGGCGTTATAGAAGCAGTAAGACCTGTAATTTCTACTGGTGAATCTGCTCGCGCTCCAGTAGAAAAAACATCTGACTTAACGGTCTGAACAACTTGCAAAACTTTGCCAGTCGTTAGTCCCGAAACAGTTGCTCCTGTTGTATCAAGAGTCGCACCCGATGCAATGTCGAGAGTCGTGCCTGATGGGATCGTAACCGTGGTTCCAGTCGCGGCTGAGATCGAATTTGCTTTTAGTAAACTAGACATTACAGACCTCCTGACAGTGCTTTGATTTCAGCATCGGTCAAGCCCAGTGCCTCAAGTTTAGAAACCGCAGATGCTTTGTCGGCTTCTGCTTGTATTTGTTCTGGTGTTAGTTCTGGTTCAGGCTCTGGTGGTCGTGCGACAAATGCGCCGTCAGCGTAAACACCGCCGATATATGCGTTAGCATCTGCTTCGACAAGAACGCCGTCTGTGTTGTATTCAGAACTGCCATCCCATTCGATAATGTTGTCAACGATTCCTGAGTTTACAATTGCGTATTTCATTACTTGTACTCCGTTACAATTACGACACCTTGAAAACCCGCTGAAGAACTGCCAGTAGTACTTGCCCTGTATGTACCGCAACCTCCTTGCCCAAAAGAATTACCCGGTGTTTGATGGTTAGCAACTCCTAAATTAAAATTGTGTGGCGCAAAAAAAGTTCCCCCACCAAATTGCTTATATTGACCAGTGTGTCCATTCCCACGACCGCCTGTAATTCCCCAATCACCGCCTGAGTGCGTTCCTCCATTGTCAACGCCACCAATTAAAGTGGTTCCATTCGGCGGGTTTGATCCACCTATGCCGCCGCCGCCAGTTACGGTATTCGTGCCGTCAGACCAAATGCTGTCGCCACCAACTCCCCCATGGGCGCTACCATATCCCGCAGTGCCTCCTGATCCAATGGTTATTGTTGCGGTTGATATTGAAGATACGTCGATGAACTTTTTAGCGTATCCACCACCTCCACCACCTTGCGAACTACCTCCGTTTTTTACTCCACCTCCTCCACCACCCGCACCTTGAACCTCAACAATTACTTTGGTAATCCCAGACGTTTTCGTCCACGTTCCCGATGACGTAAAAGTTTGTACTGAAGCAAGACCGCTATCAAAGCCAGACGTAGTAGCCGATGCATGAACTGCGACGGTTGTCCCCAACCCACCCAACGTAAGCGTTGAGCCAGATTCTTTGTCGATTGCGTTTACGTTTATAGTGCTCATACGATCACCCAAGTTGATCCGCTAGGAACCGTGATGGTTCCGGTTACTGTGAGCGGTCCCGCGCTCACTCCGTTGTAAGTGCTTGTCAAGGTGTAATCCTCAGAGATTGTTATTTCATTTTCAAAGACAGTCGCTTCACCGTTCCCGCCTGACGCGCCCCCACCAATCGCGCCCCATGCTGATCCGTCATACCCCTCAAACGATCCGTCAGTTGAGTTGAAACGAATAAATCCCGCTGAAGGTGAGCCATCGCGCTGTGCTGTGGTTCCTGCGGGGAGTTGTCCTGATCCGGTTGTCGATGTTTTGGCAACGACTGTCGTGGCATCAACAGCAACGTCTGCCCAACTGCTACCGTCATAGACGCGCATTCGGCTCGTTGCCGTGTTGTAGTACATGTCACCTGCCGTGAGAGCGTCACCGTCATTGTCCACCGTGGGATCGCTTGCTTTCGCTCCCAGGTAAACATCATCAAAGTTATCGGCTGCTGCTTCCGCTGCCGCTTGCGCTGCTTCCGCTGCGGTCTTTGCAGTCTCTGCCTGGTTCTTGTAGGTTAGAGCGTTTGCCTCGGATGTCGCAGCATTCGTCGCGCTAGTAGATGCAGCAGACGCTTGGCTTGTTGCCGTGCTTGCGCTTGCAGCAGAACTAACTACATCAGCATTTGTGCTGACCACATCCGCTGCTGTTGAAACGGCATCGGCTGCTGTGTTTACTGCATCGGCTGCTGTTGAGGCAGCATTTGTCGAAGATGTCGATGCTGAAGTTGCAGAGTTAGTTTCAGAAATTCCTGCTGCGGATTCACTCGCTGCTGCTGCCGTTGCACTGGCTGCTGCTGCTGCTGCGCTTGCTGCTGCGTCACTTGTTATGCCGTCAACAGAATCTGTTGAATTGATAATGGCTGTTCCCGCAGCGTTCCACTTTAATGCTTTTCCGGCTGACGGTGTTTCTACCAGGACTTCACCACCAGTGAACGACGGCTTCATTCGCAGACTGCGATCTTGCTGCTCAAGCAGTTGTTGCGATAGCATCGTGTTACGATCTAAAGCACTCTCATGCGTTTCGGCAGGAAATGGATCGTATGCGGTGTAATCGACTGTCTGTGTGTAGGGAACAGAACGTAGGATAGTGACGTTCAATCCATTAGCGGGTGCCGTGCCAAAGACGACATTGCCCCCACTTGCCACACCTGCGTTCGTTACAGTGTAGTGCGTGCTTAAACTTTGAAGCACGTCGTCAACATAAACTTCCAGGTCTGAATCTGAGAATATTAAAAACCCATAAGCAAACGTGGTAAGCGACCCGTTCGCCGTATATTGGTTTTTATTTACGGTACTGGTAACTGTCATCTGCTTTCCTCTACGGTGTCATCGGGTAAGTCATCGACGGCGGTAGTGTCACGTTTGGCGTAATTTGAATTGCTTCTTCTTTACGCCTTTCCTTTATATGACTACTTAACTCGTCACGGTATTTATCGCGAATTTTTTTTATGTCAAGCGACGCTCGACGGTTATTGACCTGCCCTTTAAATAACTCGGCATGTACTTCCTGCCTGGCTTTAATCAGAACTTTCTCAATCATTGCGCCTCTTTCCTCGCCTACTCTTGCGTCACGGAATATGCGAGTCTCGACCAATCGCTCCAGGTATTTCTTTCTGCGTTTACCAAGAGCGACTTTGTAATCATGAAAGAACCAACCAGTTGAATCGATCTGAAACATATCGAGTTCAATGCTGTCTTCGTCATCCATGAACTTATGCGTCACTGTTGCCAGTCGAGGAGTCTTGTCCTCGATACTGTTCTCGATAAAGTGCATTGCCAGGTCTGAATCTTGTCTCGCTGCGGAGTAAGTCAAAGGTGATAAAGCGTGCATAAATAACAATGGTTCGGCTAACAAAGCCTCGTTGCCAAACATGTCGATACTCGGCGGGACAGACTCATTAAAGTAAGGCAGTCGTGCTTTTGCTCTCATAAACAATTCGCTCAAGAAGTCACCGCTTCTGGCATCGCGGGACACAGCATTTCCTTTTTGGAATCGCTCAATGTCTTGAGTTGTTTTTGCTAACCAGTTCGGAACAAAACTAGAACCGAACCTTGCCCCCCATCTTTGAACTTTGTTAATCGAACTTTCGTCGCTTGTGCCTTTAAAATCGAGAAGGTCTATCAACTGGGTAAAGCCAGTCATAAAGGATCGATCCATATAGTATTCAGCCATTCCTAAAACCATTCCGGTTGCAATGTCTGACTTGGCTTCTGCGTCGTACTGATTGGTATACAGTTCCATCGCGTTCGCTACCGTTCCTATCATCTGACCGAACGGATCAAAACGGTTATACGAAATGTAGTCCCCATCGATATAAACTGAGTACGGTTTAATGCCTGATGCTTCCCAGGCTTTACGCATCTTCCAGTTCTTTGGTCCTGCTCCGGTTATTAATGGTCGATGAACTTTGTTACCGCTCTCATCTTCTCCATAGTTGTTCCACATCATGTAGGCAATTCCCATGCCTGTAGTACCCATCGATATACGGGCAACAGCCAGGTCGCGTGCCGGACCCGCTTTTTTTAGGTCTGCCCAGACTGAAGGCATTGCTAAACCAAACGGGCTGCGCTGCATTCCATACTTAATAATGTTTGTAGGTGTGCGAACAAACGGTAAAAAGATTCGACCAACAGGTGTACGAGAAAAATCCAACACGGCTGTTTGCATTCGGGCAGGTAACACTGCGCCGGAATAGGCAGACTTCTGTAATGAATTAGTAAAGGTTTGATACCTGGCAAACTGTTGCGCGTTCATGTGCATGTCTGCCGGAGGGTTTTCCAAGATGCTTGCAACCCTGTCATCAAACGCTTTACCACTCAATCCTTCCTGGTATGCCTGGCGTGATGCCAATGCTTTCATCTCACCGACATATCCAAATGCTTTGAAAAACTCATCTTCTGCTTCGAGAAAACGACTAGGCAGTCGAACGTAATTCTTTCCTAGAAAATCAACTGCTCTACCAAGAGGACCGCCCTCGCGTATACCTAACTGTTCCGCTGTAACAGCAGGTTGTCTTGGTAATTGACCGCCCTTGCGATTAGATGGATCAAGTAATTGTCCTTGCAAATTACCTGCATCGCCATCGCTATGACGCATGGCATCGGCAAACGCTTTGAATCCGAACTTCCAGGACTCAAGCCATCCACTTGCCATAGCATTTGCTTCGGTAAACGTCACTCGATTTTGAGCATCTACTGGTAAACCAGATAACTCCATTGATCGCCGGACTAATCCAACGGTTGCTGCACCGTACCTTTCGGCAACGCCTAGTCCTGAGTTAAGTAGGTTGCCACCAATATTGAGCGCATGAGTAGACGGGGCTGATAACAGACCGTTAATCCATACCTCAACTAGCGCGTTCCAAGTTCTTATCTGCCAGGTTCCACGGGCAATTTTTGCAATCTTTTTTGGATCACCCTTTGCTTCAGTAATTAGTTGCGCCATTTTTTGAGTGGCACGTTTGCCACCCATGTTTTCCATCAGGGAATCAAAGTCCACCATTGATAGATCATTTGATCCGACTGGAATCTGCATAGCGTTCAGCGTGCGTGCTGCTTCACGAACAGCACCCTGGACACGACGTTGTAGTGCAACGTAGTTTGCTACCTTACGTCTAAACATCCACAGTTCTTCTGTGTCTACACTTTCACGACTAGATATTGCTTTGGCTGCTTTAGTAAGTTCGTCTGCGCCTTGCCCCATCAACATTCGAGCACGGGTTAACTGGGTTGAATTCAGTGCTGCGCTTGCAGGTTTACCCAGTAAGTCATTCAGAGAAATGTTTTCTTCGTTAGTTGGATCGGCTGCACGCGCTCTTGTTGTGTCATGTGATTGTGGTACGCGATAGCGACTGTTCGGACTGTAACTATCGAAGACAATCTCGCTAGTCCCATCGATCAAACCTTTAATATCTTCTTCGGTATGTATTGCAGCAAGACCGAAGTTCCGTGTTTCAGTTCTACCAGGATCAATGAATCGACCGACAGGCGTTGATTGCAGGATCGCATCGGCATCTTCCATCGGCGCAGCATCGGCTCTACCTTTGTAATTTGCCAGGCTACCTATCTTAGGAAACGGCACACGACCTGCTACCATTACAGGCTCTTGCTCCTGCTCTTGCTGTGGCATTTCATCCGGCTGTATCGGATTGATAACGGGTTCAACTGTGTTGTCTATTGCCATTACGCAACCATCCTTTCTTGCTCGTTGTCGTCATCACCGTTTTGCGTCAACGGTATTCCGTTCTCCATAAAGTCTTGTCGCATCTCAGGCGTAATATCGAAGTACCAGACCTCGATGTTCCCTCGCGTTTCCATAAATTGTTTTGCTGCTTCTTCAGATGGAAGTGGACCGAAAGATTGTTTGTTGCCTCGGTTGTTGAGGTATTCAACATAGAATCCTGATCTGTCTTCTGTCATCTCAAAATCTTTAGATTCGATGCGAGTCTTTCCTACCTTTGCGCCATAGCGTTTTAAAAGTTTCTGAGAAAACTTTGGCATTTTCTGGTCATACAAAACCGAAAAGCCTTTGGAGGGTTGTGTGCGTACGTCTTTAAAAACTATTTGCTGCGGATAAATTGCGTGATCGCGCGACCCCCTTGAACTTCTAGAAGAAATTAATGCGCTTTCTCGCAGTTCTTCGAACTCTTTTCTTTGCGCCTCACTTAACGTGCGAAAAGTTCTATCACGCATAAGGTCCATATTTCTAACGTCGTAAGTTATTTCATTTTTGTTATCTGCTAGATCGGTGTACTTAATTGTGATTTTGTATTTATCCTCAATCTGAAGTGATACTTCTGGATAAAATTCAACTGACTTATAGCGATCTGCTTGAGTGTTTGCAGTCGTCCAGGTGATACGCTCAATATTTGGATCGCGTAGTGCTTCTGCAATAGCACGCTTAAACATCATCTCATCCCAGTTTTTACCAAATGGCGCAAATGGAAGTGGGTCTTTAATGACATCTTTTACTCGTTTAGGAGTAACACCGTCAGGGTAAAGATTGTCTACCAAGAACGGCGGTATATACTGACCTTCTAAATTTTTGCTATTGCCTTCGCTAAACTTCTCAACAAATTCAAATAAATCTTCCTCAGACTCAAACAGTTTTGGACTCTCATCCGGTCTTCTACTATCTCTTAAAAACCATTGATCTCCGCTGTCGCCCATCGTGCGAGAAGAATTACCATAGATTAATCGTGTTTCGTTTGATCCACGTTTCGGCATCATTCCAGAATCTACTGCTGCGTGATGCCAATCGCTTTGAATTTCATCTATATGAAACGCCTGTTTGCCATCAACGATTCGCTCTTCAGTTCGTGCGTGAGCAAAATAATTATGTTCTGAAAAATGACTATGTGTATAAGTGTCAGATGTTCGTCCTGGACCGTTCCCGCTTTCCCACATGATTAAAATATTTTTTGGGTTTGTACCTTCTTCTCTTGCTTGAACGCTAATTGTGTAGTCAGGGAACCACATCGAATTAACTCCCTCGCCATCATATATTTCGTCGATCTCTCCTGATTCAATCGCGTGCAAGTTTGCTGCTTGAGTAGTGGACTGCAAATCATAAATGTCGTGATCGTATTCATTAACATCAAGTGCTACGCCTCTTGGAGTTTCAGCCGTATATCCGAACTCATCATTGCCCGTAATCGAGTAACCGTATTGGTTGTAAGTAACCAAGACAGGATTATCTTCATACGCTTCTTCTGCTTGTTCTAAAAAATAATCTTCTGCATCTTGTTGATCGTAAATAAAGGTTCCTCTCGATCCATTGTCTGCTACGACATAACGATCACTACTTCCAAGTCGTAGATCATCCAACTCGCCTTCAACCATGTCGGCTTCGACCATGTAAGACCGCCCATTCTTGTCTAGCCATTCCCTAAACGAATCCATATTTGAGGTGTATTCTTTAAAATCTTCTCTCAAATATTCAATATGATGTTCAACTTCATTGTCCTGCCACGGTCCTCTTTCTATTTCTGGATCGATCCAATCAAAAGAATTTAGTTGCTCGTCTAAATCGGCTTGTTTCCCTTGATAAATATGTTCTGATAATTGAAGACGATTGGCATCGATAAAACCTAATAACTTTTCGCGTGTAATCGAACCTTTTATTGAATCAAGAAAATCAAACACACCTATCTCATCAGCATCTTTCTTTGGATAGATTGCGTTCTTTGGTCGAATTTCTCCAAGACCTTCAGTTAATATTTTTTTCCAATAACCTGCGTCGCCTTTTCCCTGTTCTGACATTTCGACTACACGACGCGCAGGAGAGAAAAACCCAACATCGTCAACCATGTATTGAGTAAGACGCTTGCTGTTTTGAATAATCTTTTTATCGATGACGCGATAGGACTCGCCAGTATTCATAGCGTTGTCACCAGTAGTACGATCCATCCCTGGCACTCCTTCTGGGGAAATCAATAGATCAACTTCCCTGGCACGCATCATGTCTATGAACATTGGGTCATCACCCAGTTCATTAATGTCTACGCCACCATCACCAAATCGTTCCATAAGTGACTGTGTTTCCTGCGGATCGAGATCAAACTTAGATTGCAGTTGATTAACCGTGACATATTCCTGATCGAAGGTAACAGGATTTCTAGGCGTTACAGTCATCTCGAAGACTTGCGGATAATGAGGTGATTGCTGTCGATCTTCTCGATTAACAATATCACTTCTGTTTGCGTAGGCATTCGCAACCTTGCGATTACTTGTCCCACCCACAGTCGGACGATCCTGGGTGTCTGTTACTTTTTTATCTACACCCCAGATACCTCGATATATTTTCATTGCTACATCGACAACGGGCTTAGTAACTCCTTTAACTATTGCTCCCGCCATTATTCGTTACCTCTTGAAAATTTCTTACCTGCATATCCACCTAACCCACCTAACAGACCACCCAAACCTATTCCTGCCGCTGTACCAACAGCAGGATTTGTAGGATCAAATGGTCTATCTTCGGCGCGATGCGCTATCTCTTCTCTACCTGCGGTCAAACCTCCTCCGTATACTCCACCTTCAATAGAGCCTAGAGTTGCTCCTGTTAAAGTTTGTCGTCTTTTAATTTCTGCTCCTGCTCGATTAACAATATTTTGTAACCGAGACATTACGACGTTCTTTCCAAGACCTTTCGCTATTGCTTTTCCTGCGATAAAACCAAGACCACCGAACATAAAAATTTCTGCTGCGTTTAGCGCAACCGCTCTTACACCCTGAATTACAGTAGTGTCAGAAGCGTCGTACATTTTTAGCGCATCGTTAAACGCTTTGAGATCAGAAAAAGGTGCGTCTTTCATTTTGGAAAGATCGATCATCATTCCGCTTAACGAGTTGTTGAACGTGCCTAGTTTCTGAGACAACCATTCCGCTTTATCTTGCGGGGATGATTTACCTTTTGACGGCATACCAAACTTGGATGTCATGTAAGACGGCAATCGTGCATCGCCTTGCCCGTAGGCATTCCATAAGTGTTCTGCCAGGCGTTGATATGTCGGGTCTTTATGTAACTGTTCAGCCGTAAGCGTCGGTGTTTGTGCTGCTGCGCGTCGTTCTTTTTCTAATCGATGCTGCTCTTGATCGTATAACATTCTTTCATAGTCGCCTGGCAACTTCATAAACGGCGTCTTTGACATATACGCTTGTTCCGCATCTGCCTCGTACATACTTAGTAATGATTCTTTATCGTTCATTCCAGAAGACCTGGTGTATTTGTTGTCATCCAAACATCTTCGAGATAGTTAGATTGGAAAGAATCATCTCCGCTTACTTCATTTATCTCGGTCATCATTAACTGGATCGCTCCAATCCGCCGAAGCATTTCTTTAGATTGCGCTTCCCAATTCATTCCAGAATCTGCTTTTTCTGTAACATCTCTATTTGCTATTTCGATATCGAGAATATCTTCACTTAAACCAATATCAATTTCGCCTAATCGATTAATACTGGTTACTCGATTGCCTTCGCCATCGACCATCCACTTTTCTAACTTGGCTGTTTGAAGGACCAACCTTTCTGCATAACCTACGAGATCACCATCGGGGTTATTGCGTCGCCACTTATCCAGTTTCATTAATGATCCTGTAAATAAGCCTCTGACTCTTGCGCCGTACTCGCTATCCAAAAAACTTTCGAGGTTGGCTTGATTAGCACCAGGTCCAACAATTGCAGACATAAGAATTGCTTTTGCTAATTGTTCTTCACCACTGCGTCGGTCTTGTATCTTGCTATTCAACTTGCCTAGCAAACTCGCTGCGTCAGACTTATTTAATTTTTGATTCTTCTGTTGATTAACAATGACTGATCTAATAAATGAATCATCGTCACCATCAAATCCACCGCGCTCCATAATCAACAAATCAAGTTGACCGTAGACGTCTCGATCAGTTGCGCCAGTCTGTTGCGCTTTCTGCGCCATCTCAACAAGGTCATCAAAGCGTTCGCCGTACATATCCCGTGCGCCAGGCTTTGATAACTCGACAGTTAATAATTCTTGAGGACTATCAGACTTAAACGCTTGCTCGATAGTAATGTTGTATGCTGCTTCCGATGCTCTCTTGTCTCTAGCAACAAGCATCTTCGATGTGTCTTGATACAACTTAAACGCATCCGCTTTTGCACTTTCAGGCAACAATAAGTTTGGTTGATCGATGTAGTCGAGAGTGTTTAACCAGGTTGCGTCAAGCAACTCTTGATTAAATTTTCTATATTCTGGATTTGTAATAGCCGACGCTGTTTGAAAATCAACGTAATGATTTTCGACAAGAGAATAATTAACCCGCTTAATATTCTTTGCTGCGTTCTCTAGCAGCGGTGCTGCCGGAAGTCCTGCCTTAATTGCGTTTGTCGTGCGAAGTTCTATTGAACTGACGCTTGCATCTAAAGAATTTGATTCCTCGATACGAGCAGTAGCCAGGTCAATCTTCTGATCGCGTTGAAACTTGTAGATGTCCTCGATGTTTTGTTTATCAAGAGTGTTTCGTTTCTGAGCGAAAATCTTTTTCGATTGGCTGCTTGTAAGGTATACGTCGTTTAGTTCTGAAACAAACTGATCCGACACCTGCGCATAATCTGCATCAAGTGCTTCCCAATCTCGCGCTTCGTTAAATCCCAATACAGAATCAGGTGAATCAGTGCGCTCTAGGTTGCTGCCCAAGATTGTGCGAGTCGCTTTGAAGTCAAGCATGTGACGCATGTACGCCTGGTATGCTGCGTTACCACTGGCTTCGGCTTCGACTCCATCTATCTGCGCTTGTACCTGACGTGCCTTCTGAAGATAGTTACCAACAGTACGGGTCAAGTTGTTAGCGACAGATTGATTTGCGCTTGCTGTGGTCAATGCCTGGCGAGTTATCTGATCGCTCGTTACCTCTTCAACGAATCGCTGCTGCGGTGAAGCCATCATCGCAGGTGCGTCTCTTGTTGCTGCGGTTCTCATCCGCAGATTTAAACCACCTGTTGCTTGGAATTCTGGTAACTTCATGCCCACCAACCTGATGCGTTAATCAGACTGTTGTACATTGCTGAGTTCGCTTGCGTTCTTAATGTTGATGCGTTCATCTCTGCGCCACGCTCCATTGACCTGGCTCTTGCAACGGCTTCGTTCCAGGCAATCTGACTATTGAGTGCTTCGTTAACTACCGTCATCTCTGCACGCTGATCTGTATCTAGGCGAATAAGATTGGCTTGATCGCGTTGATCTTGTAAGTAACCAAAGGCAGAAAGTTTTTCTACGCCACGTTTGAACTGACGATCAAACTTTGCTTCGGATACTTGCTGATTTAGATAGTGAAGATTCGATCCTTGATTAACGCTGATACCGCTCGACCCTTGCCTGGCTCGTATCTCACCTGCTAGTTGTCGGGTCTGTAGTTCTGCCTGGTAATCACCATAAGCAGTTTGCAATCCCATCAGTGCGAAGTTGCGATTAGCGGTATCGTCTTTTGCCTGGGCATTTGCATACCCGACTTTGCGTATTACTCCTGCGTTATATTCCGCAGACGCTTTTGAAATTACTCGGTTGGCTTCTGTTACCGCTATTAGATCAGACGCATTAGCAGCACCTATCTCCATAGCCAACGCTGCTTGATCTCTCAAGTCACTGCTTTGATTGGCTCCAAATAAAATACTAAGACCAGTGCCTACACCTGGAATAAAATAGTCTGCAAGAGGTAACAAACTTTTGATATCGATGTCAGCCATTACGCGCTCACCGTCATTTGTCCGAAGATTGCCAGGATGTGCATCGCTACTGGCAGGTCTTGTGTGATTGTTATGATTCCGTTATCTGAATGCCCTAAGTTGTAGTGCGTAGAGTCACCAGTCGTTAAAGGTTCCGATGCGTCCATAGGGGATGAAGGCGAACGATCAGGAGGTCGAACACCATTTATTTTTGGCAAAGCCGATTCATGCAGACGCAACTTTGCCTGGACCCACCGTTTCGGTAGACCCTGCGAAGACCCAGAAGGCACTCCCCCTTCGTACTCCACTGGTTGCAGAGTAGGTATAAAAGGAAGTCCCACCACCACTGTACCCGCAGCATAATCAAGAGTGATTCCGCTACTCGACACCACCTTCTGCGGATGTACTGCGTTATCCGCTAGAACGCTGACTGTCTTACCTTCCAGGTGTGCAAGACCACTGATTGCTGTAGTCGCTGAACCAGAGTACGTCAGTGCAGAATCCATATACATCGCTGAATCTAAATACTCGATGTACTGTTTTACTGCGCCGTTAATGGTGCGCTTAACAACAATCCAGGTTTCATCAAACGCATCGCGAGGAATGGTCGCAATGCTTTTTGCTTCTCCACCGTCAAACGAATGCTTTGCCCAACCAACCCCACCGAACACGTCATCTTCTATAGAGGGATCGTAAGTTGATGACAGCAGCACACCGTCGTTACGAATACACCACAGAACGGAATCAGGAATCTGGGAGTACGACATGTCAACCACACCGCCAACAGTCAAATGCTCAGACAGCCACGCCAGGTTGATCGAGTCGTATATCTCGACCACGGATGTTTGGTTTTGACTGAAGGTGCGAATCTGACGACCTGAACCTTGAACGAATACAAGTTTGCTGCCGATGTACTCAGGCTGTATATGTCGTGATCCGTAACTGGCTTGTCGGGTAATGTCCGGTATGTTTGTTGTGCTGATATAAGAGTTCGGCGTTAGTCGATGCTCGGTTGAGGTCGTACCGATAAACAATACTTCGGCTGCTGCTAACCATTGAATCGTGTCCTTCGTGTAAGACGCCATGACATATTCAACTGGGTCATCAGCAACGGCAGAAGCAGGGATCGTAAAGTTTTCGAAGTCTGCAACCTTCGAACCCCATAATGTTGTCGGCTTTGATACCGTGCCACCGAACCACAACCGCTGCTCAAAGAAGGCAACGGTTCTGGGAAATCCATCAGCATGTCCATCTGCGTTAGTGTTCCAGGCAGAACCCGTAAGGGTTGGTTGAGACAATGCCCAACTGGTTGCAGACGTGTGCGTTAGTTTGCGTGGGTTGTATCCGTCATGCACCATGTACATCACGTCGTTAGCCTGGGCGACATGAATGTCCCAGATGTCGTTCTCAGTCCAGGGCGTAACTACCTCAACAGGTGAGCCACCAGATACTACTTGCGCGTTCGCATAATAGAACCGCAGATACAGATGTCCGACTTCGATGATGTACGATTCATCTCGCGAGATGTTGAACGGAATTAATCTTGTGTTCTTTGATGAGTCTTTTACTTCAGCAACGAATCGAGTTCCTGCCCTACGCTTTACGCCACCATGCGACTCAGGCAAACAGTTCTCCATTGTCTTGCATGATCGTGCGTACTGACTGGTTGCTACCCGACCCAACAATAACGGTGATATTTCTCCAGTCGTAAACGATTCTATGATCGGTTGGAATCTCACTTGCGCAATGTTTCCAGGTGATTAGCGATCAGGGTGGATGTGCTGCCCTCGATGGAACTGGCTTCTCTTGCTTCGTCTATCTTGCCGACGTAGATGTTTGTCATCTGCGCTTGCAGTGTCGTTGACCCAACGAGCGGGTAAGCGATCTCCGCTGCCAGGCGTGCAGCAACAGCGTCACGCAGCAACGAATCAAATGCTGACGCATCGATGCGCCCGATAAATGTGATCTTGCAGGAGTCAAGGTTGGTGTAAACAAAGTCACCGTATCTGTCCCACTTGTCCTGCGTGTCTGCGTCTTTGACATCCAGTATGCGTAAGCACACGGGATCGACTGGTAGTTGGTAAGCGTGATCCCATCCGTACACAGGAGGGGTTGCTGATTGCGCAAGTTCTGCCTGGCGACGTGCGCACTTCCAGGGATAACTGCGAAGAACGGCATCGACCGTTCGTTGATACAACTGGTTCATCACCTTCGCCTCAGTCTGCTCATCAGACAATGAGGTGATACGCGATGCTCCAATAAATGTTAATGCGTCGTTAGCGACATCGACTTCACTCGCCATACTTTGCCCTCAAGGAAATGGTGGGGCATCCCGAAGGACACCCCACCGTACGACGGTTAGTAGGTCGCTTGTACCTCTACGACTTTTTCTTCCTCGATGCGTGTAGCCTGGGCAGAGAAAGCCATGTACACCTGCGTGGCGTACGACTTATCTGCTCGGTCATCGATGCGAGTAGAAACGTCGGCTCCGATAGCAAGACCGATACCAGACTGGCAGAACGCCAGGCACTTACGGAAGTTCGTTCCGCTCGTGTCCACGTTTAACTGCTCACTTCTGATAAAACGGAATCCACAGAAGTCCGAAAGTTCACCTTTTGCCAACGCCTTGACGGTGTTGTAGTCGGAACTTTTTACTTCCGTGGTGTTCAAAAGATCGGTGAGTTCACCGGAACCAATCACCATGTACATCGGATCGGCATCTTCATCCACATCGTTAGCCAAAAGAATCTCGCGTGCAGCAAGAATCTTTGCAACGCTCATACCGCCGGACGCATGAACAACTTTGTTACCTGCAGGAAGCGCAACACTAGCACCGTCACCATCAGTCGCAGCAGCAGTCGCTGCATCGATGATGAGTTTGTCCCAACGACGACCCATTGCATACGCACCTGTCTTGGCATACTCAGACTGCGGAGAGATCAGAAGACGAATCTTGTCTTCCTGGTCAATCATGTCAGCCCACTGCCAATCCTTTAGCGTGACAACACGTCGTGAATGTGGAACATCGAGGACGGGCGTGTCGGTGTGGCGAGTTGTTTTCTCCACACTGTCCATCGCGCCGATGCGCTCGAAGTTATGCTTCTCACCAGTTACAGTTTCATTTCGCACGGCATCTTTAAGACGACTACCGCGCTGTTGTGCAAGATGCACGACATTCGATTTGAATTGTTCTACGAATGCCTTTGAGATGGTATTAGCCATTTGACTCTCCCAAGTTTGTTAAAAAATTAAACCCTTCGGAGAGTTGCCCTTTCGGACTCGTCCTACCATTTTACGTCTGGGTTGACGAACAGTTAACGGTGTCAGCGCGATGGACTCTTGCGAGTTGCCCATCAGTATGTGCTTAATAACTCGTCACGCAATCCAATGCAATCATTCTGGATGCGCAATCTCCATCAGTCGCTGCACATGCTCGACTCTTGTCTTGTGATTTGGATGCGACGCATCGTGATACGCATCCTTCAAGTCACCAATGATTCCCATTGCACGCTCACGCGCTTCGCCTGGTGCAACACCAAACACGTTGCTCGTATCCTTCGCTGCAATTTGTTTCTCACCTAGCATGTCACCAATAGCAACCAACGCTTTAATGAGTAACGGGTTGTCGCCCATGCCAGGCTCACGCAATGCGTCAGTTAACTTGCCATCGGCTTTGATCTTCTTGTCCAGGAATTGAACTGCCTGACCTGCTTGCTTGCCCTTCGATTCAAACTCTGCGCCCCACTCTTGCTTGAGTTCTTCCATCATGTTGGCAACCTGCACCTGACGTGACTCCTGACGCTGCTGCTCTTCTCCAACATACGCCCGATACAACTGCTGCGCCTGGCTCTTGGTTAGATGGTTCGCATGTGCGACCTGTGCAAACGCAGCATCATCGATGCCGTATTCGTTTATGTCTGACGGCTTGCCTAGTTTGGAATACAGGTTGTTCCATCCTTGCTCGTCTTCTTCTCCAGGCATCATCGCGATGCCAGGCACGTCTGTTAGTTTTTCTTTGAACTGATCCCATTGCCCTTGTTCTGCGTCTTCGGATGGGATGCGTATGCTGCCACCGATCATGCTTTCCGCATTGGTATATCCTTTAGCCAGGTCTTCTACTGTCTCGAACTTCTCGACCTGATGGTGCATGTCTTCCGGTAATCCTGCATACCACTTTTCTTCAGCCATTTTTTGCCTCGTCTGAGTTTGATAGATTGATTAACATGTTGACCATGTGCGACATACCAAGTCGGTATGCCGTTTCATGGGTATCGCCTTGCACATAATTACTACGGTCTACATAACAGTTCTTTAATTCGTTGAGTAAGTCCTGACCGGACTGATTACGAAATGTTAAAGAAGCCAACTCACTGATCTTGTCCGGCACTCTCTGCCTCCGCTTGTTGTTGCATCATCATCTGTTGCTGCTGTTGTTGCTGCTGCATGCGTTGAGCGCGTGCCTCTTGCATCTCGGCTGCGCCTTTGCGTACGTCAGCAGGGACACCGTGTCGGTCTGCAAGTTTTATTGCCACCTTATCGAAGTCGATAGCGTCCAAGATTTCTGGATTGAGTTGCGCCATCTGACTGAGCGAACCCACCCATCGTTCGATTGCTTGCACGTCACCCATCTTCTGAGCGCGTGCCAGGGGTGACACATACTCGATGTCTAGTTCCCCGCCTTGATAGGCAATCACGGACTCAGGTGGTTCTGGGAATTGCATCGCTCGATACATCATGTAAAACACACGCTCGACCATCGGCGTGAGCAGTTCGGATTGCAGTCGTCCAAGCGTTGCACCCAACAGGCGTTGCATCATCTCGTATCGAATCTGAACCTCGGTTGCTGTCGCATTAGGTCGATCAGGTAACTCAAGTTGATCCGAATAGAACATCATGCGAATCGATTGGCGTAACTCCGCTGACTTAATCTGCGACACGTCCCATCGTGTGCCGTTCTCAAGCACACGCAGTTCACCCATCTCACGCATTAACGTCAGACCGCCTGGCTCTAAATGCAGATCACCGATGATTGCGTTGCGTCCTGCCATGTACGGTGGGTCGATGGACTTTTCCCATCCAGTCAACTCAAGACGCTTTGCTTCATTCAGCGTCGTGATGTCTGCCCTGGCAATCAAGCCAGGTGAATAACCCCAGGCTTCACCCGATGTCTTCGACCAACGTGGAATGAAGTACGGCAGTTCGTAGTACCCGCCCTCCTCGATGATCGCTTGATCCTCCAGGGAGATGTACTTCTCCATGAACGGTCTATCCTGCGGGACTTTCATGTCGTTGTCTGGGTACGATCTATCGGTACTTGGAGAGACACAGTGCAGGAACTTAAACATCTGATCGGGGTTCTTGTTTAACGCTGCTGTAACCTTTGGCATGTCAGCGTCTATCCATCGCTCGGATGCTGCACGCGCTGTTAACTCAAAGCATCGATACACGGTATCAACCTTGCCGGATGCTGACTCGCTGATACATAGATCAGACAAGTGAACAGTATCGAAACGCAAACCACCGAACGCTGCGGGTGCGCTACCTTCTTCCAAAAACAAGCAGCCAGTACCGAATGCTCCCAGATCAAGGTACAACTCGTTGACCTGCGTATTGAAGTTGCTCTCACCTAACGCATCAAACATGCGATCCGTGCATTCTTCTAGCCACTCGTTCGCTGCGTCATCTTCAGACAGTTCTGTATCCCTGAATCGAACAGAGAACCAGGGCGATGCAGGTGACGTTAACGCCATGTGCAGTGATGCTGCCAGGACGTTGTTCGCATGTATCGCTGTGCTGTCGTATATCTTCTCGGTTCTTGATCGATCCCCTTTTGATCTTTGCGTCACGAAGTCTGCACGGTTGGGCATGACATACATTGCCACGTCTTCCCAATCCCGATCCCAATTAGATCGAGCAGCCTTGAGTGATTCGTAACGCTTTACGATTTGCTCTACGGAACCCGAAGCCATTAGCCGATCACCGCTGAGTAGAGACTAGAACCTGCACGCTTTGCATCGAACACATACTTGTACACCCAGTTCGTTACACCTGCGCTCCTGGCTTGTGCCGGATTGCGGTACACCGTACCCGTTGCCGGATCGACAACTGAGTTAGCCGTGCCTAGATTGCGTGCGCCCAGGTTAGTTAAGAATGTTTGACTCAACGCATCATCGGACAAGGGTCGCTTACTTAGAATCGTATCTTCTAATCCATAAGAATCTTCACTGCTTGATGCCGGATCATCCATGCTATCGATACGCTTAGTGATTGCATCGAGCAACGACGCAACTGATGTCTCCGTTGAATCACCAAACACGGGGTCATATACCATTGCCCCTGATGAACCGCTCGATCCGCTGCTGCCTGACGACGAACCACTGTATCCCGAACCGCCACCCATCTCAGGCTCCGTTTCGATTTGTGGTGAATCGTCTGTCACTGTTTCTTCTTCGT